CAACGGCGACAATCAGATCATCCTCGAGAATCCGAAGGTCACGGCCGTGACTCAGGTGGCCTATGAGCAGGAGGACGGTCTGACAGTCGAATACACCGGCTCAGACGAGTCGGCAAGAGTGGAAGTGACCGATGCGGCTGTCAAGACGATCAGCCGCACCGGGGCCACGACCACGACCACAACGAGCACCTTTGCCAGCAACGTCACGACGACGGCAATGGCCTCGACAATCAATGGCCTCTCTGGCTGGTCGGCGTCGGTGGTCAACGCTCGGCCAGCCGGATTCCTTATGCGCCGTGGTGCAAGGAATGCCAAGGGGACTTCGGTAACGCTCGAGGTCTGGGACGACAGCGACTCAGAATATGAGGTCGACTATGACGCCGGCATCATCCTCCTGGATCACCGGACGCAGGCCGAGAATGGCAAGGCGTATGTGGCCTATGACGCCGGGTACACCGACATCCCTGCCGATCTCGAGCAGGTTCTTCTCGAGATGGTGAAGGCTGGATTTGATGCTTCAGGCATCGGTGCTGGCCTCAAAAGCGAACGGCTCGGTGATTACGCCTACACCGTGGCTGACAATCAGGACAGCGAGATGGCGAGCTTCCTTGATACCCAGGCTCCGATCCTGGCCCGCTATGCGAGGTGGCAACCGTGAGCGTGGCGACCCTCGCCAATCGGAATGTGACCATCCAGCGTCAGACGCTCACCGTCGATGCCTCTGGTGGTACGAGCAAGGCGTGGGGCAACGTGCTCAGAGCGAAGGCCAGAATCCAGCCGCTCTCAGCAACCGAGATCCTGGCCCACGCCGAGCTAGAGAGCCGCGTGAGCCACGCCATGTATGTCAGCGGCACACCGGACATCCGCCCAGGGGACCGCCTGAGCGGCTCGTATGACCGCAAGACGCTCTATGTGATCGGGGTATTTGATCCAGACCAGGCCGGGATCTTCCTGAAGGTGATGCTCGAGGGGAGAGATCGGTAATGGCTCAGGTTGTCGTCAAAGACCACAGCAAGGCGTTCATGGCTACCGCGAGCAACGATGTCGAGAAGGCCATCGCGCGCGTGACGATCAAAGTCCAGCGTGAGGCTCAGCGGCTGGTGAATCAGCACTCGAGTCTCGGAGCAAGGAAGAATCCGAACATCCCGAGATCGAAGAAGGGCGAGCCGCCATTCAGGGAGTTCGGACAGTTGCTCAGATCGATCCAATCTGAGACTGTCAAACGCCGCGGCGAGTTTGTTGGTCGAGTGGGAACGAACCTGAAATATGGTCGAGCTCTTGAACTTGGTTTACCCCGTACTCGCTTGGCTCCTCGGCCCTGGCTGCGGCCCGCGCTGACATCTCAGGAGAAGACTCTCAAGATCGAAGTCGGCAGGGCTCTACGCAAGGCCGTGAGGCGTAGACGATGACGACCCAGATCGACATGACGAATGTGATCGACGGGCTCTACAGCCAGCTCACCGGCAACTCCAATTTCAACACCGCGATCGGCGGCTCAGCCTCGAGTGCCGGCCGCGTTCGATACGGCCAGATCGACGATCGTGATCTCGCCATGCCGTTTGCCGTGATCAATCTGGTTTCGGTGAACGATTTCGACTCGTTCACCCATGACGGGTATTCCGCGATGATCCAGTTGTCGATCTATTCCGATGCCGAATCGTCATCAGCGCGTGAGAACAACGTGATCGCAGACAAGGCGCGTGAGCGTGTACATCGGCAGTCGATCACTGTCTCGAACCATGAATCGATGACGTCTGAAGTTTCACAGACTCGGGGGCCGCTGCGCGAGGATAACGCCTGGCGGACAGACTTTGACCTTATTCTCCGTGGAAGGAGATCATAATGCCTGTTATCAGCGGCAAGGATGGGACGGTTACATTTGCGAGCGGCTACGTCAAGCAGGCGCAGAGCTGGACGGTGGACATCGGCATCGAGGATGTCAATACCACCAAGCTCGGCGCGACTTGGCAGACGCGCACCTTCGGCGTGAAGGACTGGTCTGGGACGTACTCCGTACAGATCCTCGACAACTCGAGCTTCGGCTCGACCGGCACGACGAGCGATGACTTCATCGCTATTGGTGGCGGCATCGTGCCGGCGGTGGCAATCTTCACGCTTGCATCGACGGACACATTGACCGGGACGATCATGGTCACCGGAGTCTCGATCAATACGTCCGTGATGGGCGGCGCGGCCACGGCTGAGTTCACGTTCGTTGGTTCTGGTCCCGTGGTGGTCAAGTCCACCTGATGAGCATCCAGGAAGCCACGCCATCGCCGTTGCTGCGGACGTTATCGGATGACACCGAGTACACGTTCGAGCCGCTGACACTATCTGACTGGTCGGCCTTCTGTATGTACATCAACTCCACGAATGGCGAGCCACCAAAGCGGCTCGTCGGACTGGATGAGATGGGCAAGGCGGCCTATTCGATTGATGGCATGATGTGGCTCTGTCACCGATCCGCTTCTCGAGGCAAGAAGTCGTTCATGCCGCTCGGAAAGTTTCGGGATCTGATGAGCCTGGGTGATATGCGCGCCGTGGTCGAGGTCATCACAGACTTCGGTGATACTGACAGTGATGGCTCGGACCCTCCAACGGGGGAAGCCCCCCAGACTGGACCGAGCTCGCCATGACCGTTGCGATCATCACGAACACTCCCGAGCCGATGGTCTGGGAACGGTACACGATCGGGATGATCCGTAGACGTTTCGAGCGGTTGGGCAAGGTCGCCATGTACTTCGGGCTCTCGACTGATAATGACGGCAGCAAGGGGTCGGTGATCGATTCGACCAAGAACCCCGAAATCGCTGTCAAGGCACTGAAGTCTCTGGGGGTGTGATGTGGCCGCACTCGCTGAAGTATTCGTTGAGGTCAAAGCCAACCTCGGCAAGCTGAAACCTGGTCTTGATAAGGGTGTCAAGGCCAGTAAGTTCGCCGCGCTGAAGATGGCTAAGGCCTTCGGCCCTGGCGGCATGATGTTTGCCGCGCTGGGCAAGCTGAAACGGTTCTTCGGAAACGTCTTTTCCAGTCTGATCAAATGGACTAATCGGCTCGGCATTGCCCTTGTCGGCGTGTCTGTCATTGCCATCAAGTTTGCCTCTGATGCAGAGCAAACATGGAGCCGCTTCAACATCGTCATGGGAGAAGGTGCCAAGGAGGCTCGTAAGTTCACGAAGGCGTTGGCTGATGGCGTCGGCCGTGCCGAAGTCAAAATCGGTGATTCCGTCGCTACGTTCATGTCGTTCTTCAAGGGGCTCGAGTTCGCTGACAAGGATTCAATAACCCTATCCAAGACGCTGACTCAGTTATCTCTCGACTTCGCATCGTTCAACAACATTGCCGACGATGAGGCTCTGCAACGATTCATCTCTGCTCTGTCCGGGTCCGGTGAAGTCCTCGACAGATTCGGCATCAATATCAAGCAGGGGGCTCTTGATCAGGAGCTCTTGGCTCGCGGCTTCCCCACGGTCACAAAGGGCGCGACCGAACAGCAGAAGGCCGTAGCTCGGCTCGGGATCATCATGCGAGCCATGACGGACCAGGGCGCGATCGGCAACGCAATCGAGACGAACAAAGAGTTCGCCAATCAGATGAAGAAGCTCAAGGGCGAGGTTCAAGAGCTATTCATTGCGATCGGAAAGGAGCTACTACCCGCAGCGGGCAGGCTCGTTGGTGTCTTTAATCAGATTGTCCATTGGGCCAAGGGAGAAGTCGGCCCAGCGCTCGAACTTCTCAAGACAAAAGCGTTCGAGGTTCGCAATGCGTTCAACGAGATGTTTGGCACGGAGTTCGGGATTCAGGGGTCGAGCGTAATCGTCGAGCTGATCATTGCTATGGAGTCTCTGCGAATCCATATGAAGATGTCACTCGACGGAATAATTGGTGACCTCCGCCATTGGGTTGACATGCTCAAGGATCTGGTCGGCCCAATTATGAAGCTCTACGATGCGACGCGCGTCGTCCCACGGTTCCTCGCAAGCAAGTTGGGAATTGGCCTGGGAGAAGATGTAAGCACGCCAAAGAGTCGCGCAGATGAGGTCAAGCGAAAGCTCGAGGGAAAAAGGCAGCTCGATGCACTTGATGACCTTCGGAAAACTCTGACCGAGTTGTTCGTGCGAAAAGGAATCATCAGGCCGCCTTCTGCCAGGGGGGACACTCCATCACGCGGCGGTGTACTTGCGCGTCTTGGTGGAGTCGATGTCAAAACGCCATTTGAGATGCCTGATCTGGGCGCGTTCGGTGGCGGCGGCGTCGGCGGCGCGAAGAAGCCCGGTGAGTTCCGGCAAGTTGATCTCTCGAAGATCGACGTCACCGGCGGCGGTCGTGCTCGAGTCGATGAGCAGCAGGGCTTCAGGTCGTGGCGTGTTCAGCTTGCCGCAGATGCGAAGATCATGGTGGAAGCGTTGAAGAAGCTCGTCAATGATCCGCCGCCAACCGTTCTCCAATTCGAGGAGACACGATAGTGGCTGCCAGCATTGCAATCGACATCATCGATGGTGCGCTGATGAAGGAGACAGATGGGTTCATCACAGATGCCATCCGAATTGCCAAGATCACCGGGTTGACATCCTCGACCGATGCTGATGTACCGAGGCAAGCACTGGCCTATCTCGACGAGCAGTTGATCACGCCGAGATCGGCTTATCCCAATGAGCGTGATCTGACACTGCGGGAACGAAACGTCGACCCGATCGGTAACAACGCCTGTGTCGTTGAGCTCGTATACAAGGCATCCTCGGCCACGATGCTGCCGCCCGAGTTCGCTGTCAAGTACACAGGCGGCACATCACTCGAACAGGCTCAAACGGAACTGGACGGGCCATTTGGCAAACCGATCCAAGTTCGTGATGCAGCCGGTCAACAGCAAACTGGAACGATCTCAATCTTCGAGCCAGTCACCGAGATCACATACGAACAGATCAGACGTTCAAGCAATCCGAAAGCTCTGTCCTCCCTCTATACCGGCAAGCTCAATTCTGCAACTTGGAATGATGGTGTACAGGGAACCTGGATGTGTACGGGTATCAACTTCGATTTCGAGAGCGGCCACATCCCGCCCTTGAAATGGAACTTCGAGTTCTCGTTCAGATTCAAGAGAAGAGGACACGATCCCGAGGTGATCTTCATCGATCCGGTATCAGGACGGCCGCCGCCTGGTCTTCAAGCTAACGTTGGTTTTTACAGGGTCAACTATTATGACCGGCAGGACTTCAATAACCTGGGGCTGACATGATGGCGATCGGCTCGACGGGTCCAACTCGGGGCGCGGGCCGGTTCAAGCCCGGTGCCATTGTCACCGGCAAGACGTTACAGCGCGCCATCATTGAAGAGCGAGCTCAGGCGTTCGGCGGTCGCGGCGTGAATGCCAGCAACACCGGAGGCCGTGTAAATCTGTCTGTATCGCAGCCGACAGGCACCGGGACCGAGGTGTTCATGGCGCGGGTATTTGGCTCCGTACCAATTCCCGGCGCTCCGAACAAGTGGAGCTATCAATGGATTGAGATGATAAAGACCGACTCGGGACATGAAACGCTGGACTGGAAGACGCGCAATCCATCACACGGCGGTAGATCGAGTGCCTATCTTCCGCTTGCATATAACCTCTTGGAGATATGGAACACCGCAAACGGCGTTCAAGGAAACGGCATTAACGTCGATACATTGCCGTCAGGATTTTTCATTCAGCCAGTATCTTGGAAAGCAGTCGTGATTATGACCCTGGTCAGGATTTCACAGGGGGATGATGTCGGCAAGGTCGAGGCGTGGTTCCAGTACAGCAACGCAGTAGATGGGGAGTGCCCATAGATGGCGATCACATATGACGGGGGCACTGGCCTCTTTGACATTCTCGGCACTCTGGCCGGCGGCACCAAGGACATGACCAAGCTGATGACCTCGCTGAACACGCGGCGGGCCACGTTGGCCGGTGATGCGACTGCTGCAAACAATCCCTTTGTCCAAGAGGCGTACACGGCCTTCGATATGAATGAGGCGATGACGCCACTGCAGCTCCGCAAGGTCATGGAGGCCGCCGATCGTGTGCTGATCGAGACTCTTCATGCAGAAGATCCGCTGCAGACACTCACCGTGAGTGATGCCCTGCAACGGCTCGATGAGGAGATGCTGTCGGACGGCAAGGATTTCAACGATTCGGCGGTCGGCACCTCGAGTGCGAATAGCGGCACCGGAACAGGCGCGCTCGTCGTTGGGCTGAATCATCCGAAGATGGACCGCGAGCTTCAAGCCATCCGCGCCGAGAGCCTGATTGCCAGGTGCGTCGTCGACGCCCAGGGCAACGGCGGCACGATCGAGGGCGAGGAGGTATTCACGCTCAAGGGTGAGGCGGCAGTCGATCGGACAGACCGAAGATGGCCGGGGGGCTCGGGCATCAGTTCTGGCATCACTTGTGCGCATGGTGGGCAGGATCAGTTCACCAGGCCAGGTGCCAATATGCTCCTCAACTCGGACCTCGAGGATTGGACCGGGAACGTGCCGGACAACTGGACGCTCAAAACAGGTACGGCTGGTACTCAGTTATTGCAAGAGCAGTTCATGCCCTTGATGCCGTCGAGCGGTGGCGAGCTCGCTGGACACGCCACGCTGGTTCATCTACGGCAACCGCTCGACGGCATCAAGGGCATGAAGCTCAAGCCACAGACACCGTACTGCTTGTCGATCTGGATGAAGCGTGACGGGTCCGCAGCCGGGGACGGTGCGGCCATCCTCGCACTCACGGCATCTGATAGCACGACTGAGATGACGGACGAGAACAGTGCCGACATCAAGGTATCGATCGATCTGACCGCATTGACCACCAGCTATGTCAACTATGGCGGCATCTTCTGGACGCCCAAGAATGTCGACGCCACGCCTGATATTGCTTTGATCGTGACGGACGCATTAACCTCGGGCCGGTCGGTGTTCTTCGATGAGATCACATTGAGCGAGGCGGTCGTGCCACACGCGGCGGGTCCGCAGCTCTGCCTGGTCGCCGGCGGCACGGATTATGTATTCGGTGATACGGCGACGGCAACGCTCACCAACAACCGGGCCGCTACTCAGTGGGTGTACCAGATGGATTTCCTCTTCGACCTCTATGGTCTGAGCGAGCAACGACGCGGGGCGCTACCGCTCGGCCAAGCCATCCTCTTCCCCAGAACGACCGGCAGCGGTGACATCAATGACAACCTGATCAACTCGAGCCTCTGATGCGGACCCAGTACGCACAACTGATGCCGGGTGATACCAACGCGGCCATCCTCTACACGACGAACACGCAGTCGGCCGGCTCGATCGGCAAGGATCTGACGGGTCCAGGCGTCGTGCGTGTGTGCAATACCAGCAGCGGCGATCTCACATTCAGGCTCTTCCATGATCGGCAAGGGCAGACGCAGGGAACCGGCACGGCCCTCTACTACGATGAGCTGATCAGGGCGAATACAGGCCGGACGTTTCCGGTGGCTGGCCTGCGAAAGCCGGGCGAGTCTCTGAGCGTCAGATCGAGTAGCGCGAACAACATCACGTTCACTTATGAGGCGGGCTGATGAGCCTCAGCCCTGATGAACTGCTCGAGCGGATCGAAGCACTCGAGCTCAAGGGTTCGGCCGTGCTTGGCTTCTCCGGTGGCAGCACATCAGTCGCTCGAGGCGCGACCGTCTACGGCGGCCAGGGCGTCGGCAACTTCTCGACGACCAAGGCCGACCAGCAATGGTCAGCTCCACGCGCGGGCATACTGTCCGACTTATATGTGCGGCTGAAGACAAACGGCAGCAGCGCTACCGGCAACACGGTCACGGCACACATCAATGGATCGGACGACTCGACGCTTCAGGTGTCCTACGGTGCGACCGAGACAGGCATCAAGTCCGACACGACAGGAAGAATATCGATTGCCAAGGGCGACACGATCACCTGGAAGCTGCTCCATAATGGCAGCGGCTTCGGTGACACGGCGATCGTCTGCTCGATGATCTCGGCGGCGTTCACATAGGTCGCTGATGGCCCAGACGCACCAAACTCAATGCTGCGAAGATGTGCCGCTGTGGTTCATAATGAATCCGTGCGAGTGCGAGAGCCAGCTCGATCTACCTCGGAACGTGTGCGTGCCCTCGACGGTGTTCAGTGACGAGCCGCAGGATTGGCCTGAACAGGGTGACGTCTTCTATATGAAGCTGGTCGTCTTGTACGAGCCGCCACCAGATCCCTCCAGAATCGGGCCGCCACCAGAGCCGAGGATCGTCAAGGCAACAGGCTGTTACATCGTGGTCGACTCGGACGAGGGACCGTGCCAGCCTCGAGCGATCGAAGGAACATACGTTGCCCAGGACTACGAGGATTGTGCGCTATGCTGCGAGCGTGATACAAGAGACTGTCCTTGGTGGTTCTGTGATGATCCTGCACAGTGGCCGATCTGCTTTGCGGTCGATACCACGGTATCAGTCGAGGGCTACGGTGAGAGAGAGGATCAATGCCTGCCAAATGAGCTCACCTGGAGGACGGTCTTTCACCAATACGAGCCTAACTCGTGCGCCTATCTGGGGTACACCGAATCAATATCACCAGTAGACCCGGATTGTCTCGGTCCGAGGGAGCAGTTCCCCTGTCACTGTGGAAATGGGGCAGCTATAGTTGCTGCCGGTTGCGAAGCCGATCCCGATGGCGGGTCGTTCTTTCAACTGAAAACTGCTATTTGTTGGGGTACTGGGCCGAGCGGGTGTTGCATTGCGTACACATCAAAGGCCGACCCGTTTCCCGAGTTCGGGCCAGCGCTCGGCGTGATCACCGTGAGTGACCACCACGATGATGATAAGACTTGTTCAGAACATATTGAAATCAACGTCGAGCTTATATCAATGACGCTCAGCCCTTGGGATGAGTGCGATCCTTGGCCCCCGTTTGGCATGCGCGGCCTCGGTGATTCACTCGCCAAGCTCACGAAAGGCCTTGGCTTCAAGTCGTGCGCGGGCTGCAAGAAAAGGCAGGGGTTACTGAACAGGCTGTTCCCTTGGTGGTCGAGAAGATGATCAGCTCCGCCAGGTCTGAGCCCGCCGGCCAGAGATACGGCATTTGCGTGACGGCCCTATCGTAATGAGTCCGAGGTTTCGAGCATCATTGAGCCGCTTGCGGATCTGGCCGTCATCGAGATCGGCCAGACTCTCGAGCTCCTTGGCCGTGCGGCCTGGGTATGCCTTGACGGTGGCAACCGCCAGTTGAGTCATCCGGCCAGCTCGGCCAGTCATGACAAGGTGATGGGCCGCTTCATGGCTGGTGGTCGGATCTTCTCGCCGGGCGATCTGATCGGACCACAGAGGCAGATTCGGGATCATTTGATTCCTTTCGAGGACGGCCAGGCTTGCCCTCTGGGCCTGTCCCGGCTCGAGCGATGCGTCGGACTTCTGATGCTGTGAAGACCAGCAGGCGGCGTCCTATGCGGCGTGTGAGGCCCAGGCTACGGGCCCGCCGTCTGACCGTGGCTACATCGAGCTGAATCGATCGGGCTGCATCCTGCACGGTCAGATATTTCATTATGAGGAAAGAGTAGATAATCGCGCGATAGCGGTCAAGTACCTATTGCGAAGTGTACGATAACGGGTATTATGGGAGGTGTTCCCTTTCGCCGCGCCGGGGTCATTCTGGATATTCACCTGCCCAGGTGGCCCCGGTGCTTTCCATTACTGTTCAGGAAGAGATATGGCCGGCACCTGTCTCAAGTGCAGCAAGGACGAACACGCCTGTCAATGCGGAGAATGCATAGACTGC